CGCGACAAACGCGGTAATCAACAACACCTCAGGCGCCACCGCTCTTATCGATTTCATCGCGGGAGGAACCTGAGCCCGAACGTCCGTGCGGTAGTATGACAGTGGCTCGCTTAAACATCAAAATAAGGAAACAAACCGATGCTTAAAATTCTCGACAGATTTAAGGAACCTTCAACCTGGGCGGGTATTACCGCTCTCATGGCCGGTTTCGGTATTTCCATCCCGGAAGGTCTATGGAAAAACATCACCATGACTCTGATGGGCGTTTTCGGTATCCTTTCCTGTATCCTGGTGGAGGGGGGCGATAAATGATCTGGAGTCTTGCGCTCACGGCTATTATCATTCTGCTTTTCCTTTGGTTCTATTGGCATATAACCCGTCAGATGAAATATATCAGGGACGCTGAAATACTTTCCCGTACCACCGAACGAATGAATGATTTCGAGGATAAACTTCTTGAGCGAAAAAAACGTCAGCGTGAGGAATTGGCTAAAATTACTGATCCTGATTCCGCCACTCTTGCTCGCAAACTGCGGCGGGGGCGTTACGGTAAAAAACCCTCGGATTCTTGACCGCCCTCAAGCTTCTTTCCTGCTGGACGACTGTGAATTTCAGCCTCTCCCGGATAACCTCTGGGCCTTAACGGGAGACTGTTACGTTCGTGAAACTCAATACATCATGCTTCTTGAATTCACTATTGATAATTACGAAATGCAGGTGAAAAGCCTCCATGACAATTGACACACAGACAAAAAACCCTCTCCCTTCCGCATCCTCCGGTTTTCTTTCCGACCTGCAAACCTTTCTCGCGAATGAAGACGCGGAACGTTTCGTTGAAATGCTTAATCCGTTTGTACTGCAAAACGGTCTCCACGGAACCGTGGCAGGTCTCACCGGAAACCCAGGAAACACCATCGCCTACCCCGCCGGTTATCGTACGACGGAAACTAATTCCATCACTTACCCGGACAACTCCGCGAACATCTGGGTTGTCCTCCACAAAGATACCGTAACCGCCCCCTCAGGCGACTTTGTCCGTGTCGCCGGAACGCATTACATGTATGACGCGGTATCTTCGAGCCAGCCGTCGGCTCCGGCGGATTCTCTCTTCCTCATGCGGGTTGTCACGAGCGGCGGTTCCATCACCTTCGTTACGGATTTACGCAACCTCTCGGCTTTCACGCTCGATCCGGGCAAGGTTAAAATTACCAATCTGGATACAACCTTGAATTTTCTCGACAATTCCCTCCTTGTCTCTGGTTCACTGACAAAAGTGGTGAACAATCCGGGGGGCGATGAAACGTTGACGCTGGCTGCTTCGGACACGAAAACTAAAATAACGGTCAACGACACTACGGAAAATTTTCTCGATTCCAAAATTACCGTCACGGCGCCGCTGACGAAAACAGTGAACAATCCCGGCGGAAATGAGACCCTGAATTTCGACATCAATGATATTACCACCGCCGATATCGCCGATGACGCCGTCACGCTGGCCAAGATAGCGCACGGAACGGATGGCGAAATATTCGTCTACGGTACGGATACTTCCCCGACCACAATACCCGTTGGCGTTCCCGGCCGCCCGCTCATTACAAAAGGCGCAGGTAATGTCCCTGTTTTTGAACGTCTCGATGTGCAGACGGGACTTGAGACCGGAACGGCGGGCGATATCCTTTACTGGGACGCTTCCAACAATCCCCAGGTACTCCCGAAAGGCACGGATGGGCAGGAATTGATATTATCCGGCGGACTGCCCGTCTGGGGAACCGTGAATAAAATGCAAATTTTTGAGTCCAGTGGGACATGGGTACGTCCCGACGCATCCGTCACAATAGCCAGAGTTCTGGCTATGGGAGGCGCTGGAGGTGGCGCTGGGGGCAATGGCAACGGTGGTGGCGGCGGAGGAGGAGGTGGCGCTTATATTGATGCTATTGTAACTATATCGGGTAATGTCACAGTTACTATCGGTGCTGGTGGCGCTGGCGGAGGTTTTGGTCTTGCAGGTTCTCCTGGTGGCACGACAACTTTTGGAAGTTTAATCACTGTCAATGGTGGCGGCGGTGGCACACCTAATAATGGCACTGGTGATGGTGGAGCTGGTGGAACCATATCATCCCTAAATAAAAGTATCACGGCTTTTGCTGGTAGCGCCGGCGAAACGGTGACTGGCAATACAGGTGGCGGTGGTGGTTTTAACGGCTTTAGAGCCTTAGGCGGTGGCAATGGCGCCAATGGTGGCGTTACTGCGGTATCCGGCACGGCAGGTCTTGAATATGCCAATGGTGGTGGTGGCGGCGGTAGAGGCACTCTAACCGTTGGTGGCGGTGGCAGGGCAGGTCTCGTCATTGTAATGTGGTAACCCCATGACGACAACTCCCATCACGACAATCCCTTCCCCGAACAATTCCTTCATAACGGATTTACAGACATTCCTTCGCGAGGAGGACGCTCAACGTTTTAAACTTACGCATCAGCCTTTTTGCCGGTCAGGGGGTCTCCACGGCGCGACGGCGGGTCTCACGGGCGTCCCGGGTATCACCACGGGTTTCCCCGGCGGTTATTATGTCAGTGAAACGGGTTCCATAACATATACGGACAACAAAACAAACAGCTGGGTTGTTCTCCATAAAGACCTGACAACGCTTCCCCCGGCAAACTGGAGACGTGAACCCGGAACGCATTACATGATCGAGGAGGCCAGCGCAACACAGCCCGCCCTTCCCGATGATTCCATTCTCCTCATGCGCGTGACAACTTCCGGCGGCGCCATTACCGTCGTTGACGATCTTCGTGATCGTTCCGCTCAAAGTTCGCAGAATCAAAATTATATCGGTTATCGTGTTGTCAATCCGTCAACCCTGCTGACGATAACGAGCCTCATCGGTGGTTATCTCACGCTCCCCTTCAATTGTCTGGTACAAAAAGTCTGGGCTGAAACGGACACGGCGGGTTCACCAGGTAACAATATTTTCGATATTAATTTCAACACAAGTACCATCATGACGGTAAATAAAATCACGATTGAATCATCCGAAACATCTTCACGAACCGCGGCGCAACAGCCTGTCCTCACAACAACGGTCTACACCGCCGGAACGCGCATCACTTTCGATATCGACGCAATCTCAACCGGAACGGCTCCACGGGGACTTACGTTCTGGTTTAAAGTACTCACAACATAGGAGGAAACAATCATGGTAGCAGTCGTACATCTGGCAACCGGCGTTCAAAATGCCATGGCCAACGCTTTCACCACCGCTCTTGACGCGGGCACGGCCGGAATCATTGAAATATATGACGGGACCATCCCGACAAACGCAAACACCGCCGTAGGCGCGCAGGTCAAACTTGGCACTCTCACATTTTCCGCCACTTCCTTCGGAGCGGCCTCCGCCGGAGTCATCACGGCGAACAGCATCACGGATGATACATCCGCCGACGCTACGGGCACGGCTACATGGGCTCGAATTCTCACGCAGGCGGGGGGTGCGACCATCTGCGACGTTAATGTCTCTACGACCGGCGCAGTCATCAACCTAAATACCACCGCTATTGTCGCCGGCGGAACTATTTCGATCACTTCCTTTACTTTCACAATGCCCGACGGAGTTTAGTTGTAGGCACGAGATCTCGACAATGTTGATAAGGACGCTCTACATATGGCTGACCAGATAGGTATCGAGTTCAGAAATCCTGATATAAACACGTACAGAGGCAAATCATTCGCTAATACCTTGAATCTCGCCACGGCGGGCATTCAACTTCAGGTAATCGAATTCTTAAAGGACGTTGTCGGCAGGTTTTACGGGGTGGCGCATATTCCGTCGGGTTACGGAACGGTCACCACGGCAAGTGTTGTGTTTGACTTGCTCGCGAACGCCACGACGGGCGTATCCGTCATGCAGGTGTTCACATCACAGATCGCGGAAGCGGAGTCCGTGGATTCCGCGCTCACTGCAATAGCCGAACAGAACATAACCGTTCCGGCGACGGCCTACGCTCTTAAAAGGGTTACGTTCAACCTGGCTTCCGCCCCGTCTGCCGATGATCTCATCCTGATAACGTTCTCACACAACGGTAACGCCGCCGCCGACACGCTCGCCGTCAACACCCTAATCGCGAACGCATATATGGAGCTGACTTGACGCCGAAACTTTTACCGGCGCCGCACGGAGTCGGAAAACGATAAATGTCCCTCCAGTTCACGCTTTCAAACGACCATTACATTCGCCTTCTCGACCAGGACATCATAACGGCCTACCCGTTCACGTTTGCCTGCCGGATCAAACCTACAGGAGCGAAGACGGCGGCGACAAAGCCGGTCATGACTATCGCAAGCGCCAGCAACAATGTCTGGGGCATGTACATCTATGACGGCAACCCGGTGCTCTGGGCCAATGACGGCTCCACTGCAAGCGAGGTGGAGGGGGCTGATCCGACGTATGACGTTTGGAATGATTTTGTTCTGGTCTTCGCGAGCGCGACGGACCGCCGTATGTACCTCAACGGTGCGCTTCATGTCTCGTCAACGGTGAGCGTGAATTTCACCACAACAACCCCGAACACACTCGCATTGGGGAGGAACTCTAAGATGGGGTTCACTTCCTTCGGCATGCACGCATCCGACTTCGGCCTCTGGAGTGCCGAGCTGACGACGGATGAGATCACCGCCTACAGCAACGGGATAGGCCCGAATCAGCTCCAAAGAGATAAGTTGAAAATCTACTGGCGGCTGGAAGACCCTTTCATCGGGGGCGCCGTCGATTTATCCGGCAACAACAAAACCGGGACGGTGAGCACGGGCGTCACGCGAACCGACAACGCTCCCATCGGTCCCTACCTGCTCAGCCGAAGCGGTCTCTGGATCGCGTCGGACACGGGAGTTTCAGGGACAGGTTCCGGTGTTTTTTCCGCATTCACCGGTTCCGCGGACGGTAATATCGTAGGCCATATCGGAACGGGTTCCGGCGTATTCCCATCCCTCACCGGCTCAGCTTCCGCTATTCTCCAAGCCGAAGGCGCGGGAGAGGGAACCTTCCCCGCACTCACCGGAACCGCGAACGGGAGCGTCGGAGTCAAAGGCGATGGAATCGGAACCTTTCCGTCGTTCACGGGAGCCGCCGAGGGAGCCACGGCTGATGTTGTCGGTATCGGCGCCGGAACTTTCTCCCCGCTTACAGGTTCGGCGAACGCCATTCTTCAAGCGGAGGGTGGCGGCGCGGGAACTTTCCCGGCTTTTACCGGTTCCGCCGAAGGTATTCTCAGCATTCCCGGAACAGGCTCCGGCACTTTCCCCGCTGTCACGGGCTCCTCGACGGGTATTTTTACCCCGAATATCACGGGTTCCGGCGCCGGTATTTTCCCTTCGCTCACAGGTTCCGGCGCTGGCGATATCATAAGTTATATCGGAACCGCCGCGGGGACATTCCCCGCCCTGACGGGTTCCGCGTCAGCAATTTTCACCCCGAGCGCCATTGGCTCCGGAGCAGGTATTTTCCCTTCCCTCACGGGCTCGTCACAGGGTATTGTCATTAACGCGATAGGATCAGGTTCCGGGATATTCCTTCCATTCACGGGATTCTCATCCGGCGTTTTCTTCATCCCGGCGGAAGGAGCAGGTTCGGGAACATTCCCCGCCCTCACCGGACAATCTTCAGGTCTCATTGACGCTATTGATACATTCATTCCTGAAATTGTGTTAATATAATTAAAGTCAATTCTTTTTTCCCGGTCTAAATGACGCAAAAAATAATACAACATCAGACGCCGGAAATCATCAAGGTAAAATCCGATACCCTTTCGGAGTTGGAAGGTTACATCACGCAGGAAATCGAGGACGCTTTTTCCGCCCGTTACGCTCAGGAATCCCTCTGGCGCGAGTGTCTTCGTGATTATGAAGCGATTCCGAAACAGATCGCGAGAAACACTCCGATTCCCAACGCCCCCAACAATGTTGTCCCTGTCGGCATGGTTTCCACGGACATTTTCTATTCCACGGCGCTTCAAACGATTTTTACCATCGATCCCGTTATTACGGCTCGACACACGCCCGGACGCGGAGAACTCAGCGATACCGCCAAAGCCATGCAGGACTGGAATAACTGGGGGTCACGTCAGGAATATGGAACGAGGCTTGCGGCGAATCATGCATTCCTGGATACAATCCAACTCGGTACCGGCGCTTACCATATCCCCTGGCTGGAGTTCCAAAGAAAGACGAAACTTCACCGCGTCATCAGCGCTCATCCCCAAATATGCCCCTATCCCATTGAAGACATTATTGTTCCCGGCGGTTCCTTTCAGGACGTTCAGGAAATGCCTTTTATCGGCCTGCGTTCCTGGATGACTTCGGCACAGCTCCGGGTAAGGGAAAAATTGTACGGCTGGAACATCGCCGAAATCACGCCGACCGGAACGGTAGGCTGGGTTCGGTCACGTCGTGAGCAGCTTGCGAGAACGGGTCAAAACACGAATTTCGGTAAACTTCATGAAATTCTGGATATTTATCTTTATTACGATATTGATAATGACGATTTTCAGGAAGACCTTCTCGTAACATGGGATCGCACATCCCGAAAAATCCTGAAGCTTCGCTACAATCCTTACGATCTCCGTCCGCTGGAATTCAGTAAATATCAGGAACGCGCTTTTCTTTTTTACGGCATGGGCCTCATGGAAAAAATGAAAACGATGCAGTCGGAAATCACTGAAATCCACAATCATCGTCTTCTCAACATGCAGCTCGCCAATACGCGAATATGGAAAACAAGAAACGGCGGCGCGATCAATCCATCCCAAACCCTCTGGCCGGGAAAACATATCGCCGTTAATGATCCGTCGGATTTCACCAGTGAATCCATGGCGGATGTCTATCCTTCAAGCATGCAGGCGGAACAATTTTCCCTGGGCATCGCGGAACAGATAGCGGGTACGGGTCAATTGCAAAGCTCACGTCCTTCATCGTTGCTCAGCTCTCGAACACCGGCGACCACTGCAAGTATCGGCGCTCAACAGCAGAATACGAGATTCGCGGGAGCCTTCGACTCCATGCAATCCGGTCTCACGAACGCCGTCAAACAGTGTAACTATCGCTACCAGGAGCGTGTTCGCGCCGACGACCAGGACGTGATCCATCATATTCTGCGTGTCATGGGCGAGGAACAAGGTCGTCTTGTCGTTGCGGCGTATCGTGATGAGGATTTCGATCGGGGCGTAAGTATCGAGCTTACCGCAACTTCACAACGTTCCCAACGCGAGGTCGAACGTTCCAACCTTATCCAACTCGGTCAAATTCTTATTCAATATTACGAACGTATTCAACAACTTACAGTAATCGCGTCAAACCCTCAAGTTCCCTCCCCAATGCGTTCCGTGGCGCAAAAAATCGCCACCGCCGCAGGTGAATGGGTTGAGCGTATCACGCGCACTTTCGACAACATCCGTGATCCAAAGGCCTTTGTCATTGAAATGAATAATGAAATTGACCAACTGGGAAATCTCGCGGGAGCCGATACGATCATGGGTTTGCAGCAGCTCATGGACGGTTTGAATCAGCCGAGGGAGGAGGAAGTATTACAATAGACAGTTGACTTCCATGCATTTATGACATAACTTTTAGCTGTCGGAAAGGTTTACATGGACTGGATTGATTACATGCTCCTGAACAAAGTAGCTCTCAATGATTTTTATCAATTTCTTGATGAGCACGAAAAAAACAGTTTTGAGACTATTTATATTACGGATAATCCCTCCGCACGTGGGCAGATCCAATTTATTCGCACATTAAAACAAACAATTCAAGAACGAAATCGAAAGGATTCCGATAATGCCGCCAATTGAACTTGACCTCCCCGATGCTGAACCCTCTCACGATCCTTCAGCTCTGGGCATGGATGAACCGGCCCCGGCTTCGAGTGGAAGTATTTCAATGCAGGATTTCGAGAAATTCAAACAGGAACAGCAGGAAGCCTACACAAAACTTCAGCAGACGAATCTTGATTTAATGAACACCATGAACGGAGTTATCGCCCAACAGCAGAATAATCCGACTCAGCGTGCCGCTTCTCGTGATTTTATTACCGAAGACGACGTTCGGCACATGATTGAAACGGGCGAGGGAGGAGGTAAACTGATTGAAGGCATCAATAAAACAATTGAAAGCAGACTTGCGGAGTTCCACCGAACGAATATCGAACCCATCCGTCAGCAGGGCTCTTCCGCCATCAGTTCCCTCGCTTTGCAGCAGGCTCGCGGACTCCCTTATTTCACCGAATTCGAGGCGGACATAAAAAAACAACTTGACGCTCTTCACCCGGACCTGAAAAGTAATCCCGATATGGTAAAAAAGGTTCATGCTATGGTTGTGGGGGAGAATATCGACAAAATACAGAAATTCGAACGCGAAAAGTTTCTTCGCCAGCAGCAGGAACCCGAAGGTGCAGCTTCAAGCGCCTCAACCTCCAGAGCGCAAAGCAAGAATAAAATCCAGATCAAGACTCCTGAGGAATTGTTCAACGCGTCATCCCTGGCGAAACTTCAATACCAGGGCATCACGCCTGAGCAGTTGGCGAAAAGGCAGGGTTTCTCCTCCTGGGAGGAATATTCCTGGGCGTCCGATCATCCTAATGAAGAATTCCCAATCAGGAAAGGAGCGGTTTAAGTATGGCGACAAAGGAAACGGTATATCAGGGAGACCCGAAACTCCCGCCTCCGGGCGCGAAACGTGACGAAGAACTCGCGAGACGGAAAGACAATCTTGCTGAGATCGCCGAGGAAATGGGGAAAAATGTTGAATCAATCAATCCCAAAGCTCTAGAGGAAGATCCGGAAATTCAGTACCTTCTCAACCAAGACCAACTCCGCGTCAAGGACGCCCAACCCGGTTACAAATACCGCTGGGTGCAGGATCAGTATCCGAGTACGGCAAAAGGTCTTGAAGTTCGGAAAGCCATGAACACTCAAGTCAGCATCAACGGTACACGGCACGCGACCTGGGAAATTGTTCTTCACGACATGCCCGAAGCAAAAGATTTAAAACAGGTTGACGGTACGCGAAGGATCGGCGATTGCATTCTGATGCGTTGTAAACTTGATATTTACATGCTGCTTCAGAAGCATGAGCGCGAGAAACGCAAACGACGCAGTGACGGAGTCACGGCGGTTTTGGAGGAACTGGGGGAATCCGCCCGACGCCATGGCGGAAAAGTTTCCGTTAACACGGGTGATTTCGACAGAATGCAGGCTCAGGAAATCGCCGCGAAAAAGTTTGACGGGATGCTCCGGGACGGTAATATTCCCGGTATGACAATCAGAAAATAAGGAGGTGAAAATTCATGGCAGTTCAAAGGCTTTCAGTCGCTAATTTAAACGGACTTTACGCAGTTCCGATCATGCACGGAGCGGAAGAAGCTTCTTCGACATTTGTCGCCGGTGATCCGCTTATTGTGAGCAATACGGCGGGGCAAATTGAGGAAGCCGCCACGGAACCGGTGAATAACATTCTCGGTATCGCTAATGAACCTGCGAGCGGGGTCCCGGGCGGGGATATCGAATATGTCCCGGCCATTCCGGGCGTTATTTTCGAGGGCAATATTGGAACCAGTATCTCAGCGGGGGCAATCGCAGCCGCTGATCTCTATGCATTATACCCGCTCCAACTCGCTACCGGTGACTGGTTCGTGGACAAAACGGACAATACCAATCCCTGTGTTCGCGTTGTGGGTTTCAAAGATCCCGTCGGAACGGTCAACGGCAGAGTTTACTTTATGTTCCTCACGGACACGACAGCATTCGCTAACTAACAATTGGAGGTGATTTAAATGCCAGGTGGAATTGTAACGACAGGTGGTTTGGCTCAATTACTCAATCCGGGCCTGCGTAAGGTTTATTTTGAAACCGGTAAACAGCGGGATCTCGAATTTCCCACAATTTTCAACGTCGAGGGTATGGAATGGAACCCGCAGATTGACCAGCAGTTTTCAGGTCTCGGAACCATGCCACCGAAACCGCAGGGGACTCAGTTTGTTCTTGACAGGCCCTTGCAGGGAGGTTCCGTCAACTATTCCGCTGTCGCTTATGGCATGGCCTTTGAAGTGACGTGGGAAATGTGGAGGGATGATCTCTACGGACTTATGCAGGAAATGTCCGCCGAGATGAAACGAGCTTCCGTAAACCGTCAGGAAGTGCAGGCGGCCTCCATTCTAAACAACGCTTTTGACGCAAACTTCACCGGTTTCGACTCTACCTCGCTCTGCTCCACGGCGCACGTTGGTATCGATGGAGTCACGCGAAGTAACAGACCTGCCGTTGATGTTTCCTTCTCCGTCACAGGCCTTCAGGCCGGTATCTCGAATTTTGAAGGTTTGACGAATGAACGTAATCTGCCTGTCCTGATGACTCCAACTCTTGTCGTTATCGACCCGGCAAATAAATGGACGGCAAGAGAGATTCTAGGTTCCTCCGGCAAACCTTTTACCGCCGATAATGAACTTAACAGTCTTGTCGCCGATGATCTTCAATGGCGCGTATACCACTACCTGACGACCTCAACGAATTGGTTTCTCATGGCATCCAAAGGCGTTCATGATCTTTGGTTTATGTGGCGTGACCATCCCATTTTCGATTCTTTTGACGACCCCCGTACGAAGAATGCGGTTTTCACCAGTTATCAAAGGCATACTGAGGGATATGGGAGTTATAGAGGAGTCTACGGGAGTACCGGTTGATGAGATTAAGGCAGGTTGGTAATATCGCCGCGAGTTCTCTCGGACTTTCTCCCGATCTCCTTAACATTACCTGGATAAACCAACGAATCGAGGAATGGGCTTCAACCGGATATCTGAAGCCCTTCCGTCGATTATTTCAAGTTGTACAACCCGCGCGTATCTCGGCGGGCACGATTGCCGTCACGGAAAATTCAAAGGTAATCACTCCCGACGCCACGGCTCTTGCGGCATGGTCAAACGATATTATCGGGCGTTTCATTCGTATCGGATCAAATTGGTATGAAATTGCGGGTTGGGACGGGATAACCGCTTCTCTCAAAACCATTTATATCAACGGTTCAAATACTTCGACAAGTTACAGTATCATCCCTCGGCGTATTTCCCTTGCGCCTGGTATTGTCAAACTCGGCACTTTTGTTAACTCGAAGACGGGTATTCCTCTCATGGCCCG